ACAGAATCTACAATACCATTGGCGGCAATTAACACACCATTTAATTCTCTTATTTTTACCTCACCCGTAAAAAGACCTTGTATTGCCATCTGATTATTTTTATGTGTTTTAGTACACTAATATTTTAACATACTCACCTGTAACAAAAGGAACAGTTGATGCTACTGTTAAAGTCGCAGTTGCACTATCCCATTTAACTTGATTTAATGTTGGTACGCCGGATGTAATAATTTCACCAACATCAATACCACCTCTACTTGCATATAATAATGATTTATTTAACGCTTGACTAAATGAAATCACAACAGCACCACTACTAGCAAATTTGCCGAATTGTTCTGGGAATCTTCCGTTACCACCGCTTGAAGGATTTATAACAACACCCGCAACTCCCATCAATGCTTCAGCCTCAAATGCATACCCACCGCACATTCCATAAACATAATTAGTGAAACCATTTATATCTATACCAGTATATCCGGTTGTATTAACCCACTCTAAAGCATTTGCTTCAATAGAAATCTTATTAGGTAATTCAAGATCATTTTCTTGACCTTGCTCTATTGCTTTTATAACAACTGAAACAGTTACCTTTGCTATTTCAATTACATCTGAAGTAGTCATTAGAATACAAGTTTAGGATTATCAATAATAAACTTTGCTTTATTTAATGATAATTGAGCAATTGAAATTCCTGCACCTAAAGCAACAGCATCATCTGCTGCGTATATATAAGTATTTAAATTACACTTAGTACTTAACCAATTATCTCTATCTAATAAACTAGGACTTGATACTTGAGCTTTTGATAATTTTACATTATAAATTTTAGCATAAGTTGAAAAACAATAAGATACAGTTTTGTTATACAATACTGCACTATTACTTCTCCATTCAACTGTAATATTTAATGCATAATCTTTATCTAAAACATTTAAACTAATTGTATTACCAGAAGCTAATGTCCATACTTCATAATTAGTAGTAGTGCCTTCTTCAACTAAATATGAGCCATCTGCTTTTTGCAAATAAACATATCTTACTGTAACTGCACCATCACTACCAGTGCTTGTATCATCTAATACAAGTAAATTCGGAGTTGCCACATATTGCGTGGCGGTAAAATTTTCTACTAAAGGCATAAAAAAACTTTTACCAAAACTACCAAAAAATAGTAATATAAAACAAAAAGCCCCATTATTTTTTTTAATGGAGCAATTTGTAAAAAAAATTAAATTAAATTATTTTAATTGACTTTTTATGTTTTCTAAAACCTCTTTGCCATTTTTAGCTGAAAGAACGAACTGAGTCAATGCGTCAGTTACGTTACCTCTGTCTTGTTTTGCAATAGTTGTGATTTCTTGACTACCTAAGTTTACCTTACCACTTGCCATGTCAAAACTTAAAATATTAGTATCTAAAGCCTTTCTGATAGTTGCTTTAATTTCAAGGTTTGGATCTTTGTAAACCTTTAAAAATTCTTCTGGATTTGTACGAGCTAAATTAGCCGCTTCAGCCAAAATTGCATCATCATCGGTAAATTCATTCCAATTTAGAGCTGCACCAATTTTTCTAGCTTCTTCAGCTGTCATAGTAGAAATAATGCTTACTGCTTCTTTTAATGTAGCGAACCCTGTCAAAGTCTTTTGACTAGCTGCTTTTGTGTTAGTTACTTTAAATAAAGGTATTTTGCTTGTATCTCTACCATCTCCTAGAATTGAATCCTGATTATAATTTGAAATCATTAAGTACTCATACAATTCTTCATCTCTTTGATTACCACCCACTAACGAGAATTTTCCACCAAATTGGAAATTAGTAACCCCATCACTTAATCCCGGCACGAACAATCTTTCAATTGGTCTATCTTTATCCCAATAATCCGCTACAACTATTTCTACCCAAGCATCTTTGCCTTGTTTAGCTAAGAATGGATCTTTAATCCTATCTCTTGTAGGGATGTTTGCTTTTGGATAAAGAATAGGATTTCTTTGTCTTTCTTTTTCATCTGGATCGTTGTTCTTTACTCCTGTAAGCATTTCAAACGTAACCGCTTGTCCTACCTCTAAACTAGGAATAGATTTCATCAAATCTTCTGAAATTGTGTTAAATTTTCCAACTGTTTGCATTTTTTGTTATTTTTTAGTTAAAAAAGAGAGGATGGACTTAGCCACCCTCTCATAATGTTACAAATACTATGCCAATACTTGTTGACGTAAGAAGTGTTGTACTCCTAATGCCTCTAAACCTTGTGCAGTAGTCCAAGAACATGTCCAGTTCATTGCATCTCCGTTAGGGTTAACTGGAGATAATGCACCTGTATGGATTTCTCCAATCATGTCGTTACCATACTTAGTTTGAGTTGGTACATAACGTACTCTCATTGCAGCATCAAATCCACCACCTTCAACTTTAACTCTGTTGTTGTACGGAATGTAGTAAACAGACTTGTTGATAGTTGTTTGGCTAAACAACACTGGTTGGTCTTGAATTGGCATTGCCATGTAATGTAATTGGAATCCGCCGTAAGATACCTTATCTACTGTCAAATCTAATTCTTTACCGTCTACAACGATACGAACTGATTGAACACCAGAAGAACCTAAAGCCTTCCAATATGTATCATGCGCACGCTTAGCTGCACTTGATCCAAACACTAAATAATCTTTAGGAGAACGGTTAGCAATTAACACGTCTAAAGCGTTATCAATGTTTGTTTGTTGTACTGTACCTAAAGTACCATTAACTAATGTAGAACCAAACATTTCAATGTATTTGTTCAAACCACGAGTTGTTTGTACCGGTCCACCACCATTTGAACCTTCTGTATTAGCATCAGTCAAGATTGGGTTAGTATCGCTGAATGTTGTTACTGACATATCGCCTGCAATGAATGCTGCGTTAATTTGACCTTTTAAACGGATTGCTTTCTCTAAATGGTCTTTAACGATAAACTTGTTTTGACCGTTAAATTCTACCTCGATAGTAGCTGCGTTTTGAACGTCTGTGATCTTAGAGATTTCTCTGAAGATTTGGTATTTGTTAATGTACTTAGTCAAACCAAAACGTAAGTTGCTTTGAGAAACTGAGTTCTCACCTACTGCCACTGAGAACAAACTTAATTTGTCGCCAGCAGTCAAAGTAGCGTTAGCACCAGATACTGTTTTGATGTAAACTGTGTCTACACCTGAAGTTGTAACTACGTTAGTTACGATAGCTGAAATAGCTCCAGTTGGGATCAACACTAAATCATCTTTACGAGCTTGACCTGAAGTCGCTGCTGTACAAGTGAAGTTTAATGAAGTTGTACCAGAACCATTCACAGTACCACCAGTTGTATCTAACAACTTAAATAAACTTTCGTTTACAAAAGTGTAATACAAAGGTTGTCCAGTAGAGATAGGTTTTTTTCTATCTCCCAACCATAAAATGTCAGTTAGAGCATCTTCGTTTTGGATGTCTGTAACTAATTTGTTAATCTCTCTTGTGTCAAGCACTGGATCGATAGCGCTGACGTAGGATTTATTTATTGCACCTATACTTGCCATTGTTGCATTTTTTTATTGTGGTAAAATATTTTACGGTTGGGCAGGTGTGCTACCAATTGGTCTACGGGCGTTTTGCCCTTCCTCAACGATAGATTTCAATCCTAATGATTTTCCGTAGTTCACCAAGTCTTTCTCGTAGTTTGGATTCAGAGCTACTAATGCAATTTTTTGCAATTTAGCGACATCTGGGATTAATTTGCTAGGATCTGCCTCTTGCGGATTTACAGCTATTGCCCTTTGCCATTTTTCTGAGTCTAAAGCTACTGCCATCAAAGTTTCAGGTTTATCAACAGTGAAGTTGAACTTGCCATTATCTCCTAAATCTATTGCAACTCTCTTGCTGTCCATTAGGTTTTTAGTGGCTTCATGTTCCTTGAAAAATTGAAGTGCTTGTTGAACTCTTTCATTTTCTATTTTTTGCTGTTCAGCCATCCTTTCTTGAAATTGGTTCACCTCTTGTGAATTCATAACATCAGGGATCTGAAAAGTCTTTTGTTCCGCTATTCTTTTCTGTCTAATTAGTTCAGCATCAGCTTCTAATTGAATTGCTCCAATTTCTTTATCATCATCAGATGCAAATTCAGATTGTTTATACTTTGCTTGGTATAACTTTTCTATTTTATCATCTGACAAATGTGGGTATTGTAATTTTAATTCATCAAGAACTAAATCTTGGTGATTTACTGTTTCCCAATCAAATGCTTTTGCTTCTAAATATTTATAAGCGTCCCCTCCATTCTTTCTAAATTCTGCAAATTCAGCTAAGAAATCATCATAGCCTAATTCTTTTAAAATGTCTTTTGGGTTTGCCTTCTTTAATTCTTCCTTCCAATCAACAACTACTGCTGCCGCTTGGCCTTCTTCCCCTTCAGAATCCCCTTCTCCATCAAAACTTGGCATAGAAAAAGATGATTGATTATCTTCTAATGGTGCCTGTTCGCCTTCATCTTGGTTATTTTGTTCTAATACTACTTGCCCTTCTGCCGAATCTGCCTCTACCGGAGCTGGTGCTGCCGATTGAGATTCATATTCTTCAGGTGTTGGGATGCCAGAACTAACCTTATAGGTTGGTCTAGCCGGTTCTTGTTGCTGTGCGTTTTGTTCTTCTGTCATATATAGTTGATTTTCTTTACGAAATTATGCAAAATTAATTAAAAAAATAAATTTAATTAATTAATATGCTGGTCAAATTCTAAAAGCTCTTTAGTATATTCAGCCACTTTATATTTGGCTAATAAATCTCCGTAATGACCTACTGCCTTTACTTGAATTGTAACAAATTGCTGTAAGAAAATGCCTACTGCGCAATCTTCTTCGTCAGCTTGCTTATAAAGCTCTTTGTACATATTTAATACATCTAGTTCTGTTTCATAACCAATTTCTAGTGCATCGCCAATTGTTTCAATCTTATCTTTTATAGCTTCTATTGCAGGAACTTCAGCAAGATCGCCCATGTCATTCATAAAATCAACGATGATTTGATAATGCGTTAATTCTTCTGCACTTTCTGCTAAAAAATATTTCTGACTACCAAAGTAACCTAGCTTTTGCAATTGATTAGCTAAATCCTTCCATAAGTTAGATTGGTATAATTCCGTTTGTAGTGCCTCTTGCAAACCTTTTTTCATGTTTGCTGATAATAAAGACTTTACCATTTTATTTTTATTTTGGTGTTTGTATTTGTTTCTTTTCACTTACTACTATTCTTGCATCTGCTTGAATTCTTTGAGCAATAACTTTTGCTTCTTTTTGAATTTCAGCCTCTTGAATATCTTTATCCTTCTTGCCCATTTGAATTATGTAATCCCATTGCTTTTCAGCATTTATACGAGCAATATCGACTTGTAATTGAGTTTCCAATGTAACGCGCTTCTCTTGTTCTGCCACTTGAGTTGCCATAGCATTACCTTGAGATGCTTGTTGAATTTTTTGCAATTCAAATTCTTGCAATTTCTCTCTGCGCTTCTTAATTCTATAAGCTAAAATCATAGATGCCATCTTTAAATTCTTGGTACTCATTACCAAAATCTTATCTTCTGGCTCTATTAATCCTTGACTATCTCGTATATTTAATTCTTGTATTAACTGCTGTCTTTCAAAGTCAGAAGGCACATCTTGAATAAAGATGCCAAACTCGTGAATTGAAATATCAGGATTAATTTTAAAGAATTTAACAGTTTCATCACCTAATGCTCTTGCATAACCTTCCACCTTGCCTAGTTTTACTGCAATTTGAACTTTGCTCACAATAGCGTCAGCTAATTCTTGTATCAATTGCTTGTCTGCAAAACTTAATAAGTATAAAGCATTATTAGTGCTTTCCATAGCTGCGTTTGCAACTGGTACTAATGTTTTAGCATTTGGAGTAGATCCGTCTGTTAATTCATTTAAACCTGATACTTGACGCATCATGTCTAAAGTATTCTGTAACTCTTGATACAACTGACCAAATACTGCTAATTGCCCTGACGCTTCAATTGAAACAGGCTTATAGTTAGGGTTTTGGCTTAAAAGATCTGTTGATCTGTATGGTACAACAAAGTTTGAAAAAATAAAATCCATCAAAGCGCATCTTATAAAAATTCCAAGAGTATAACTGAATATTCAATTTAGTATCCCACCAACTTGATGGCTTTCTAATTTGATTTTCTGACATACCCCAATCGTACATATAGTCTGTTTGGATAAGCCATTTACACTTGTAAACAACTTTACGAGTAACAGGCATAAATACAGGTTCTGCTTGACCTTTCATAGAAAAATCAACCATGTTAGGGATAGTTCCCATTTTTTCAATAACACCTTCTTTGGTTACTGCAAGTTTGGCTGCGTCCTGATATTTAGTTTTACCAAATCTTACATTACCTCTATTATCTACTTCTTCTTTATAAGTATAATCATTCCAAGATAAACATTCAAAATCTAATACAAGAACTTTAAATCTGTTCCAATATTTAGAATAATCTGTTCCGTACATAAAATTAGAAGGATTACCAAATCTTCCTGCTACGCTTTGTACAATTTGATTCATCTGCTCTACCGTAAAGTAAGGAGCTAAATCTCCGACATACATTTCTCTTACTTCTCCCCAATGAACTAAATCAGAAAAATCGTTTTTAGCGCAATAAGATAACACCATGTTTTCAGGGTTAATCTCTCTTAATTTTACTTGACCATTTTCATCAATGTATTCTGTATAACCACCCATCCCAAAATCAAAAAGATTTTCTATCGTTCTTTTTCTTTTTTCTTCAAAATTATTTTGATACATAGATAAAGATGCAGCCATCTCTGCTTCCATAGACATGACGTGCTTGTATCCGAATTGTTCTTCCATCTTTAATTGCTCTAAGTCTTGCGCTTCGCCCGGTTGCGCTGCTAATACAGGACTGTTAAGCAATTCTTGATTACCTGCTTTTTGTGCCGCTTCTCTCATTAATATCTTTACCTTCATTTCAGTAAAGTAATTATCTTCTTCACTCTTAGCAATTGGATCTACTGCAAAAGCATTGATATCATATCTTCTTTGAACTAATTTTGAAATAGCTATCTCTCTAAACTTTGTTAAAAATGATGGCGGAGTCCAATCTATATTCAACCAAGTTTTATCTTGTTGCTCATCAACATTTAAAAGTTTCTTATATTTGGTAGTGCTTTGCCTTCCTAATGCATACTCTCTAATTTCATT